TGCTCACGCGAAAAAAATGCACAATGTGAGAAATTCGCGACGCTGGAGATTGAGCCTGATTCAGAGTGAGAAAACCATGCCAGCAAGAAAACCCGCAAGTTTGAACTCGCGAAACACGAGCAAAGAAATCCGCCAGGAGCGAGAGGCGGGAGAGTCGGCGATGACACCGAAGACGGTGCTGAGCGCCGCAATACCGGTCCGGTTACGGGGGAAGGAGCACGCGCGCGCCGCGGCAACCTGGAAGAGGACGCTCAACCTGTACGCGGAGATCGAGGGTCAGATCGTCACGGCGTTTGACTATGACCTGTTGATCAAATACTGCCTACTTGAAGAGGAATGTTACGAACTTGAGTCCATGCGCAGGGCCATCAAGAAAGACTGGGAGAGCAACACCACCTTCGCAAAGAAAATCAAACCAACGACCGAAGACCTGAAAGAATGGGTGGCGATGTGGGGCATTGTGAATGCCCTGTTCGGGCGGTTCAAGGAAATGGATGCGCGGCTGGATGCGAAACGGAAGCTGCTGCATACCCTCTCGCAGAGTCTTTACCTGACGCCGAGATCGCGCGCGGGCGTAGCGCCGCAGGAACGCGAAGACGCAGAGCCAGACGACGAGATGGCGCGATTGTTGGAAGGATAGTATGTATTCGCAAGAGAAGGCGGATCGAGTTATAAAGTTTGTGGAGCTGTTGAAGCACACAAAAAGCCCGTTCTATGGGGCACCTTTTACGCTGCTCCCGTGGCAGCGTTCGATCTTGAATGACGTGTACGGGACGGTAAACGGGACAGGCATGAGAGTCTATCGGTACTCATACCTGGAGCTGCCCAAGAAGCAGGGAAAATCCGAACTGTGCGCTGCGCTGGCGTTATATCACCTGTACCACGACGGGGAACGAAACGGCGAAGTGTACGGATGCGCCTCGGACCGCGAACAGGCAAGCCTGGTGTTCAACGTGGCCGTGGATATGATCGACCAGATCCCCGCGTTGAAGAAACGCACGAAGCTGAACGTATCCACCAAGATGATCTCGGATAAAGTCACCGGCACGACTTACAAGGTGATGTCTTCAGAAGCATATACCAAACACGGTATCAACCTGAGCGCGTGTATCTTTGACGAATTGCACTCCCTGCCCACCCGCGACCTGTGGGACGTGATGACCAAAGGCGCGGGCGATGCGCGCTTACAGCCGTTGTGGTGGGTCATTACCACGGCGGGGTCTGATCCGGACCGCGTTTCGATCGGCTGGGAAGTGCATGAAAAGGCGGAGTCCATCATCAAGGCGCGGGAGTCGGGGGATGCGGCCAATGATATTCCGACCTGGTACCCGGTGATCTATGGATACCAGGGAGAGGATATTTACAACGAGTCCAATTGGGCGAAGGCAAACCCGTCGATGGGGTTCACTTTCACCGTGGAGAAAATGCGCGAGGCGGCGGCAGAGGCGAAATTGAGCAAGGCCGATGAACGCCTGTTCCGATGGCTGCGGCTCAACCAGTGGGTGACAACCAAACTGGCAGGCTGGCTCCCGCTGGACCTGTGGGATCAGTCGGTTGGAGATTGGACGCGCGCGGATCTGATCGGGAAAGAGTGCTTCATGGGGCTGGACTGTTCCACCACGACCGACCTGAGCGCGATCTGCCTTGTGTTCCCGCCGCAGGAGGGAGTGCCAGAGTGGCGGGTGATCTGGGATTGCTGGATCCCGGAAGTGAACATGCAGGAACGGATCCGACTGGATCATGTGCCTTATGACAAATGGGCTGGCGAGGGGTGGATCTATCCGACCGAAGGCAATATGGTGGACTACACCAAGATCAAAGAGCGGATATTGGAATGCGCGAGCCTGTATAAAGTGCAGGAGCTGGCGCTGGATATGTCTTTTGCATCGATGCTGGTTCAGGAATTGCAGGACGAGGGCGTGACGTGCGTGGATATTCCGCAGACGTATGCGACTCTGACCGACCCCATGAACATGATCGAGATCCTTTTGCGGGGCGGAACAAACACAGAGCCTGAGACGATCGAAGAGGCATTGGCCGAACCGCCGCGGGAGTCCATTCTTGCAAAAGACCCGACCGTGTACAAGCTGACCCATGAGCCGCACCCGGTGGCGCGCTGGTGTTTTGGTAATACGTCCATTGCGAAGAACGGCAATGCGCAGATCAAATACGTGAAGGAACGGCGCGGTAAACATCTGGACCGAACCAAGCGCATTGACTTGACCACGGCGTGGGTGTGCGCAATGGCGCGGGCCAAGCATTACAAGTCGCGGCGCAGCGTGTACGAGCGGCGCGGCGTGCGGACGCTGGATAACAATCCGCCAATTGAGTCTTGACAGTTGTAATTTTTATTACTTTGTGCTATCCTCTCTTTGGCGGTTGAAGGGTGCCCTCCCTCACCCAGCATCCGCCCAATTGAATAATTCAGCAGTCCTGGTGTAATCTGGGACGACTGTCGGATGTGATGCGCCCGGCGACTCTATTGCAGAGTCGTCGGGCGTTTTTTATTTGCCAAAAGGAACGGCTTTGAAGAAATTAGCACTGGATCAAAACGACATCCTTTTTTACGCTGGCCTGATCGCCCTGTTCGTCGGGCTGTGGATCATGTACGGGCTGGGAATGGCGCTGGCGGTATGCGGCGCGATCCTGTGCGGAACCGGATTGGTCAATTCCTTTATTTTGGTTTGGTTGAGTCGCCATGCTGCTTAAACCGTCAAACGTATTCGCCTTACAGGAAACCGCGCGCGAACGTGCGGACCGCAATGCGCGGGGACCGCGCGAGATGCGGCATGTGAGTTATTCGGATGAGGTTATCACGCCGGAGTCGGCGGTGACCACCTCTGCGGTGATCGCGATCATGACGCTGCTTTCACAGGATACGGCGTCGCTGCCGCTGTTGTTGTACGCGCGACGGGGACGCAACAAGTTCCGCGCAACGGACAACCCGTATTACGAACTGATGCACGACCAGCCGAACCCGGAAATGTCCTCGATGATCTTCCGGGAATTGATCGTAAGCCATTTACTGGCCTGGGGAAATTTTTACGGGCAGTTGATCTGGGATGAGGCGGGGATCGTGCGCGAGATCTGGCCGCTGCGCCCGGACCGCATGCTGGTTGAGCGGATCGAGGGAATGAAAGTTTACACCTACCGCAGCGCGGACGGGAAGCCGAGAGTTTTCACCGCGGATGAAATCCTGCATGTGCCCGGCTGGGGCTTTGACGGCATGGTGGGACAGAGCCGGATCGCAATGGCGCGCAATGCCATTGGCCTGGCGATCAGCGCCGAGAAATTTGGATCCAAACTTTTTGCAAATGATGCGCGGCCCGGAGTTGTGTACCAGCACCCGTCGCAGTTATCTGATACCGCATTCAAGCACCTGCAAGAGTCGTTATTAGAAAACAAGGGCGCAGCCAATGCCTGGAAGCCGAAGATCCTCGAAGAGGGCATGACGATCAAAGAGATCGGCATTCCGCCAGAGGACGCGCAATTCCTGCAGACAAGACAATTCCAACTATCAGAAATCAACCGCATTTTGGGACCTGTTCCGCCGCACATGATCGGCGACGTGCAGAAGAGTACGAGCTGGGGAACGGGCATCGACAGCCAGGAACAAGGGTACGTAAATCACACGCTGCGCCCGCTGGCAGTGCGGATCGAACAGGCTTTGAACTCGCAGCTGCTTTTGAAGAGCGACCGCGAGCAGGGATATTTTTACGAACACCTGTTTGACGGCTTATTGCGCGGTGATATTGCCACGCGATATGAGGCGTATGTCAAAGCCATCAATAACGGCGTGATGAGCCGCAATGAAGTGCGCGAACGCGAAAACCTGAACCCGCGCAACGGACTGGATGACATGCTGATGCCGTTGAACATGGTGACGGTGGGCACGACCCAGCAGCCGCAAAACTCACTCAGGCCGTTGATCCACGATGCGGCGTTGAGAGTCGCACGGCGCGAGGCGAACGATGTACGCGGGGCAGCCAGACGGCATCTCTCCAAAGGGCAGGATGCGGAGTTCACGGCGTGGGTCAGCGATTTTTACGCAAATGATCACTCGCAGTTCATCCGCAAGCAGTTTGCCCCGGTGATCGAGGCGTTTTGCACGTTGTTCGGCGCGGGCGACCTGAGTGATGAGTTTGGAGAGTATTTTGAAAATTACGCAATCAAACAGGCTGGACAGTTCGGCCTGCTGGATGCGGGTTTTGTTGAATTGCAATGTGACGCGCTGCTGGAAAAAATGCCCGATGAATTGACCGAGGGCATCAGCCGGATATTGAATGGAGCGAGCCATGAACGATAAAAAACCAACCAACCTTTACCCTGTGCTGTATTCGGTGCCGATCGTGGAACGACTGGCCCTGCCTGCGCGGGCCGAGGTGCTGCCGAAGATCGAGAGCGGCGAAATTGAGCACATTGATTTTCGCGCAAAGGTATTCACCAACGGCCTGAACCGCAACCCGTACCGCTTTATGGATGCGGACATGACAGACTTTTCCGCTTCGTTCGAGGGACAGCCGTTCCTGCGGGACCACGACACGGCGGAGATCGAGTCGCGCGACGGGATGATCCTGTCCTCGTTCTGGGATGGATCGGCCATGCAGCAAGACATCCGCCTGACGACCCGGCGCGGGATGATGGATTTTGTTGAGGGGCGGATCGACCGCTTTTCGATCGGCTGGTTCTACGACGATTGTCTGTGTTCGATCTGCAATACAAGCTGGTATTCGAAAGACTGCCAGCACTGGGTTGGCGCGAAATATCAGACCTTGAGTGGAGAACAGACATGCGAGTTGATCTTTGTCAACCCGAAGGGCAAGGAAGTCTCTGCGGTGAATGCGCCCGCCGTGGAAGGAACCGGAGTGATCGCTCAGTTGAGCGAACTGAAACGTGAATATCTCGCCAATGAAACCAAAGGCGAGTTGTCGCAAGGTGATCCAAAAAACAATGACGGGCAGGAGCCTGTTGTTGCGCAGGAAGGCCCCGCGCTGGAGCGCGAACGGGCATCCCGCGAACGATGGAGCGCCGTTGCAAAAGCCAATCATTTTGATTTTGGAGGAAATGCCATGAACGTACGGGAAATGTTGGACCAGCGCGCCAAGCTGCTGGCCGAAGCCGAAGGGCTTGCTGAACTTGCGGATACTGAAAACCGCGACCTGAGCGAAGAGGAACGCGCGCGCTTCAATGCGATCCTCGGAGCGGAAGGCGAATTGACCCAGATCGATGCAAAGATCAAGGTCATTCAGGATGAGCGCGCACGCTTGAGCGAAGCGCAGGCTCAGAAGTTCACCCTGGGGAGCGCGGCTGAGAAGCCTGCCACCCCCGCCCCTGCTGAAAAGAACAGCATGAAACGCGCTGAATTTGACGCGCTGGGTGCACTGGAAAAGGCCGCCTGGATCAAGGCTGGCAAGACGATCGAGGATTAGGCGAGAGCCTGACCCATTTTTGAAATATTTTGAAATAGGAGAATTTTACAATGAGCGCTAACACCCTCACTGGTTTGGTCCCCACTCTGTACAAGGCCGCCGATACCGTGGCCCGCGAACAGACCGGTTTTATTGCCGCGGTCTACAAGGACAGCGATGTTTCGATGGTCGCCAAAGACCAGACCATCCGCTACCCGATCGTTGCCGCGCAGACCGCCGCCGACATTTCCGCCGCTGCGACCGGCCCTGATCCTTCAGGTCAGACCGTTTCGTACGGTGACATCACCATCAGCAAATCCCGCTCGGTCACTTTCCCCTGGACCGGCGAAGAGCAGATGAGCATTCGCGGCATTTATGCGAAGGTTTTGCAGGATCAGTTCGCGCAGGCCATGCGCACCCTGTGCAATGAGATCGAGTCTGATCTATTCCTGGCTGCCAAGCGCAACGCCTCGCGCGCGTACGGCACCGCTGGCACCACCCCGTTTGCCACTGCTGGAAACTTCTCTGACTTCAGCTACACCCGCCAGATCCTGGTGGATAACGGCGCGCCGCTTTCTGACCTGCACCTGGTGCTGAACACCACCGCAGGCGCAAAACTGCGCGGTCTGCAGTCCAGCCTGTTCAAGGTCAACGAAGCGGGCGAAGGTTCGCTTTTGCGCGACGGTACTTTGGGCCGTGTTGAAGGCATGTTCCTGCACGAGTCCGGGCAGATCGTCAGCCACACAAAGGGCACCGGCACCAGCTACGTGTTCAACGGCTCGCACGCGGTCGGCGCGACCTCGATCGTTGCCAAGACCGGTTCCGGCACGATCCTGTACGGCGATGTTGTGGCTTTCGAAGATGATGCCAACAAGTACGTTGTGAACACCGGCATTGCCGCCGCTGGAACAATGGTGATCGGGAACCCGGGCCTCAAGCAGGCTCAGGTCGATGGCAAGACCATCACCGTGGGCAACAGCTACACCGGCAACTGGGCGTTCGACCGCAACGCGCTGCACCTTGTGACCCGCGTGCCTGCCATGCCCGAAGGCGGCGACGCCGCGGACGATGTGGTTGAAATCACCGACCCGTATTCCGACCTGACCTTCCAGGTGGCCCTGTATCGCCAGCGCCGCCAGGTGGTCTACGAAGTGGGTATTGCCTGGGGCGTGAAGGCCGTCAAGAGCGACTTCATTGCCACCCTGCTGGGCTAATCGAAATAATCCTTCCCCCCTCTGTTGAGGGGGGAAGGAAGGATAAACATGACCCTTATTTTGATCTCCAAAGACGGACAGGATGACCTTTACATCGACAGCGCTGCGCTGGCGGACCATATCCGTTTGGGGTGGCGGCTGGCGGAGATCACGTACGGGAAGCAATCGATCTCGATGCCGGATGGATCTGTCCTGACGATCGGCGGAGATGTGACACTGACGGACACCGCGTGGGATGACCTGCGCTTTCCTGCAGCCGGGATCAACCCGCCCGGGGCGGCCTCTGACCCGACACGGGACACCAGTGACGGCAGGCTGACCTTTTCAGGGACATTGAGCAACATTATCGCGATCCAGGCACAGATGCCGCACAGCTGGAAAGAGGGCAGCGCGATCCACCCGCATGTGCATTGGTCGCCAACCAACACCAACACCGGCAATGTCAAATGGCAGATGCAATACAAGGTCGCCAATGTGGACGAGGCATTCCCGGCAGATTGGACGGTCGTAACCGCGCTGGACGCCGGAAGCGCAACCAGCGACATGCACCAGATCGCCAACTTTGGCGAGATCGACATGACGGGCAAGACCATTTCCTGCATGATCCTGATCCTGATCTCACGGCTGGGCGCGGATGTGCAGGATACCTATAACGCGGACTGCAAGCTGAACGAAGTGGATATTCATTACGAAATGGATGCGCTGGGTTCTGACGCGGAATATACGAAGGAGTCTTTATGAGCGAATTTATCAACGTAACCAAAGACGGCGAAGTGATCGGGGTTCACCCTGATGCGCTGGCCGATCATTTGCGGCTGGGTTGGGTGGTTGTGCCCGCAGAGTCGGAAGCCCCTGCCCCGGCTGCAGCTGCAGCCCCTGCGCCGCGGACCGAAGAAAAGAAAAAGCCCAAGTAGGGAAATCCAGGAATCGCCATCCTGTTTCCACGGGTGGCAGGCGGCCCTTCCCCGCCTGTCACCCACCATAGGATAAAGCCTTATGACCGAACCGATCTACGCACAAATCTTTTGCACACTGGCCGAGCTTGACGAGGACCTCAACCTGTTGGGGTCTGAGCGTGAGTCGCGCGTGATGCCGAAGATCCTGCAGGCAAGCGACTTTTTGCAGAAGAACATTGGCTGGTTCCTGCCTGTGCAAATGACACGGCTGTTCAACGGGCATGGAGCGCAGCGTTTGTATGTGCCGCCGCTGCTGGGCATTGATGCGATCTCCAACGATGGGACAAGCCTGAGCGGCACGGATTATGTGGCGCGGCCGCAGAAGCGTTACTGGCCGAACGGCCCGTATTCGTGGCTGGATGTTGGACCTGATGCAAGCCTGTTGGGATCCTGGGCCTGTGAAGAGGACAGCGTTTCGATCACCGGTCAATGGGGTCTTTACGACCTGAGTAAATCGTTGGGGATCACCCTGACGGCAAACCAGAGCGACAGCGCCACAAGCGTATCTGTCAGCAATGGCGCGGCGGTCTCCCCCGGCATGGTGTGTTTGATCGGGAGCGAACAGCAATACGTGGAGGCTACAGGCTCGCCTGCCTCCGTGACCACGATCACCGAGGCACTGGACAGCGACAGCAATCTTGTGACGTTCGCTGACGGGTCTTTGTTGTATGTGGGTGAGGTTATACGGATCGGCCTGGAGCAGATGAAGATTTTGGACATCAGCGGCAACCAGGCGGCTGTTGTGCGCGGCTGGAATAAAACGATCCGCGCGGCTCATGCAGACAATGCCAGCGTGAGCGTGTACCGTACCTTTACTGTGACGCGCGGAGTAAATGGCACGACCGCTGCCGCTCACAGCAGCGGCGCGAGCGTATCCCAGCAGCGCGTTCCGGATGATGTAAACGGCCTGTGCCGGAAAATGGCGGCACGAATGCTGAAGGATGCACAGGGCGGGTACAGCGGCGTGATCGGTGAAACCCTGACGGGACAGGCTCAATACCTGTATGTGATGCCAAAGGAACTTGCGGAAATTCGCAATGCGTACCGCATCATTCACATGGGGGCGGCATGAGCTACAAGACGGATTTTTCAGCGGCGGACTTAACCTGGCAGGTAATGCTGATTAAGGAGTTCCCAAAAATCGCCAATAAACATTTTTATCCGGCGATGCACAGAGCCACCAACACGATCAAGACCGGGTTGAGCGCTTCCCTGCCATTCCAGAGTCGGACAGGAGCGGCGCGGGCTGAATTGCGCAAGGCTGTTTCCGGCAGCGGATTGAACATTACAGGCCGGGTGGGTTGGAAGTATGGCGCACGTGCCTGGTATGTGAACGTGCTGGAATACGGCGCGGTAGAACACCCAATCGGGTATGTGCCTGCGCTGAACTTAAAGATCAAGATGCACCCGGGGCTGCCTGCGCTGAAATTCATGGAGCGCGCGCAGGAGGATGCGAAATCAAAAATTGACCCTGAAATGGAACGGGCGCTTGTTTCGGTTGCAAACGATTTATCTAGAAAGGGTCTTTGATGGCTGAGTCTGTTGAAACTTTTTTGGATGAGATCTGCAGGACCTTTGCCGTAAGTGACGGCGGGATCAATACGATCCGTTCATTTTTGGTCTTTGAGCGGAACGAACTGCCCGAGGCGGTCAGCGCGGAGACCGGGCCGTGCGCGGTGTCCTTCATCACCGACCTGCAACTGGAATATTCGATGGGCGGGCCGACGATCTTTTACTGGCAGGGACAGACCGAGTTTCATTTGACTCGGGACATCTCAGCCAAGAATGTGGCGCAAGTGATGCGCTATTTTGGGCGAATCGCCGCGGCAGCGATGCAAAACATGACGCTGGGCGGACGAGTGGAATTTTTTACGATCCTGCAGAACACGCAAAATGCACTGCAGTTTGTGACGTACAAGCACCCGCTGACGGGGCAGGATGACCACCAGGGGATCGTGGCGCGATGGAGCGTCAAGCAGCCCGTCAGTGGTCAGTATTTGTTGAGCGCGTAAGGAGAAGCTATGAAATATCAATACGTTGGAACTGACCAGGGTGTGCCGGGACTGCCGCACGAGATCAGCGACGAGCAGGCGGAAGCGCTTGGAGTCGCGGACTTGCTGGCGGAAGCCGTGAAGAATGGAAGTTATGCCACGACCCTCGCCCCATCCCCGGCCCTTCCCCCTGTGGAAGAGCACAACACGGGGAAGGGTGAGAAGAAGAATAAAAAGGAGATAAACAATGGGTAATCGTTTCTTTAGCAAGGTCCAGTACGGAAAAGAGACAACTCGAGGTACTGCGGTTCCGAGCACAAAAATTTTGATGGGCAAGGTCCCGGCAGTGGGAACCGACCGCAAGCCGGTATTCCCGAACGAGGATGTGGGGATCAATGTCCCGTCCGTGCGGAGTGTGATCCATCAGTATTTGTATACCAACACGCTGAGCGTGGAGCATGGGTATTTCCAGATGCTGCCTCCATTGTTCGGGTGCGCACTGAAGGGCGGCGTGACGCCAACCGAGACTACCCCTTCCCAAGCGGATTATGCCTGGGACCAGACTCCTTCGCTGGTGTCGGGCGTGGACAATGCGCAGAACTCCTTGACGATCGAGTTGGGCGATGACACGCAGGCGTTCGAGGCCGAGTATGCGATGTTCGAGCGCATCCGCATCAGCGGGAATGTTTCGCAGGGACAGGACGCCAGCCCGGTCAATATCGAGGCGGACTTCTTTGCGCGGCAACTGACACCGACCACATTCACTGGATCTTTGGCGCTGCCGACCGCAGAACCGATCAACGCCAAGCTGGCGCGGTTCTACCTGGATACGACCTGGGCGGGAGTCGGCGGAACCGAGAAGACCAACATCCTGCGGGCGTTCGACATCGAAATTTTGACCGGCCTGCACCCGAAGTTTTCCGGCAGCGGCAACAAGTATTTCAACACACACGGCGCGGGCATGATCTCTGCCACCGCGAACTTTACGCTGGAAGGCGGATCGGATGCGGATGCGATCTTTGACGCACAGCAGGCTGGCACGTTCCAGGTGATCCGGCTCAAGATCAACGGCAGCCAGATCGGCACAGGCACGACCCACAGCCTGAGCATTGACATTGGCGGCAACTGGGAGTCTGTCTCTCCGTTGGCAAGCGAAGACCGCGGCGACAATCTGCACAGCGCGGTGCTGGTTGGCCGGTATGACGCGACCGGGGCCAAGATGCTTCAGCTCAATACGGTTACCAATTTGGCCAGCTTCTAACATGAAGATCAATATACCGCGCGTGGTTGTGCCAGTGGATATGAGCGAATATGCGCCCGAGCTGGCGGGTCAGTACCTGCATGTGTGGGTCAATCCGCCGTTGGAGATGCTGGGCAATCATTTGACACTGGCAGCGCGCGCGAGTTTGGCCCCTGCCCGACCCCACCCCACCCCACCCCCGACCCCTCCCCATGTTGAAGAGAACAACATGGAGAGGGGAGTCAGTGGGGAAGATGAGTTGTTGAAGTGGTATGTGGAGGTATGGAACCAGGGGCCGGAGCCGACACACTGGACGCTGGAGGAAGTGCGCGAGCTGCAGGCGCAGGATCCTGCGTTCCTGGTGTGGATGATCCAGGCGACGACCGAAGCGCGCAAGGCTCATCTCGACAGAAAAAAAAAGAGTTAGCGGACGCGATCGAGGGACTGAGGGAGAACGGGCGAACGACGCATGAAGGACTTCAGGCGGTCTCGCTGGCGCGGCTGGTCAATCAGGTGGTCGGATACGGGGCCGTCACGCCGTGGGATGTGGGACAGCTCACCGAGGATTGGATCGAGTTGTTTTATGGGTTGCGAGAGTATGAGGCGCAACAGGCAGAAGAGAAACGGCAGGAAGCCGAAAGCAAGAGACGCTTTGAGGATGTACTTCGGCGGCAACGGGCGAACCACCCGAGCTACGGAAAATAGGATGTAACACATGGCGCGAACTCTTTTAGAAATTATTTTTCAACTAAAAAAAACAGGCGACGCCGATAAAGATGTTATTAGATCTTTGACGAAACTTAAAGCCGCATATATGGAAGCGGCAATGGTTTCCGGTGCTTTGGTAACAGCGGGATATGCGATCAAGCGCGTGTTCGACGCGACGGTTGGCACAATGGTGGCGTATGCCGATCAGGTGCGCAGCGTTCAGCAATCGACCGGGATGAGCGCGGAGGAGTCTTCGCGGCTAATCCAAGTTTTGGATGACATGAAGGTCAGTTACGAAGAACTTCAAAAAGTCATTCAGAAAAACGGCGATGAATTTGATTACAGCGTGGAGGGACTGGCGCGGATGAGCGACCAGTACAACGCGCTGAGTTCTGCACAGGAAAAAGCCGAGTTCATGCAGAAGCGGTTCGGGAAGTCCTGGATCTCTTTTGTGGAAACGATGGAACAGGGCGGAGCGAAGATCCGCGCGGCGGGGGATGGTATTAGCGACGGGCTGATACTGGATCAGGCGGCAATCGATAGCGCACGCGAGTATCAAAAACAAATAGATAACTTATCAGACTCTTGGGAGGCATTAAAAGTATCTGCAGGAGGGAGGGCATTAATCCCAACTGTTGATCTTTTGAAAAAATTAAATATCGAAATTGAAGAAGGTAATGGAAAACTTTGGCAGGCAGAAAAAGCCTGGCGTGGATTATTAGGTCCAATCGGACAAGTTTGGAATTTACTTGATCTGATGGGAAATAAGACCAGCGACGAAGTTTTTACGGCTTATGGCGACCGCGCTAACGCCATGCAAGCGTATTTGGGAAAAGAGCGTGAAGCATTATTTGCTGCGGCGGATGCGCGTGAAGCGCATGGCGAAGCGTTAATGAATAATACGCAACTACTAGAAAAAAATACCGATGCAATGGAAGATAGTATTCCCACTGCTGAGGAAATGCAAAAAGCCATAGAAAGTTTGAATTCTGTGCAGTTATCCACAACCAGTTCCATGCAGGGGAATTGGGAAAGTTTTCGGGAAAATTACGCAAGCATCAGCAGCGATATGGACCTGACGGACGATCAGCGGAAGCAAAAGCTGGCAGAGTTGACCGCCGAGCATGAAAAAGCCACACGCAAGATCGTGCTGGGAATGCTGGAACAGCAGCTGGCACAGGACGGATTGACCACCACTGAAATGGATTTCCTGCTCAAAAAGGGGCAGGCATGGGGCATTTATTCTGATGTGGTGGTGGCCGAAGCCAGAGCCGCGATGCGAGAGGTTGGGGATCTTGTAAATCAAGTGAATGCCATTCCTGCGCAAAAAACATTCATGCTGAACTTTACCTCCAGCGGCGCGGAGTTGATCGCCAAAGCCGGGCAGGCAATGAACCTGCAAACTGGAACAACCACATACAAGGGGAAAGCCGCGGGCGGCCCCGTATCTGCCGGGACGCCGTATATCGTCGGCGAGCAGGGCATGGAGTTATTTGTCCCGAACCAAAGCGGGACGATCATTCCCAACAATAAATTATCTGCCGCAGGCGGCGGAACGATCGTTGTGAACTTTACGTATGCCCCGGCATTGGGAACGGCAGACAGCGCACAGATCGCGCAGCTGGCCCCGGTGATCACAAACATCGTCCGGCAGGCGTACATTGGGGGGCAACTCGGTGGCTAGGTATAAAACTTTTCGCTACGGAGACGGAACCCTGTATGGAGCGACCGTCACGACCGACCTGTTATGGTCCATTGAGGTGGACTGGGACGGGGATGGTATTTTTGACGGGTCGAACGAAGGCGATCGCACGCTGGCGTTTTATTCCAAGCGCGGGCGAGATAACCTGTTATCAATTTCCAGCGGAGGTGTTGCGCAGGGATTTGAAAAAATGCGCACAGGTTTGTGCACCATCACTCTGGATAATTACGATGAACGATACAACCCGTACAACACCAGCTCACCCCTGTATGGATATATTGAGCCTGGGAAACTGATCCGCATCAAAGTAAAGAACGGAAGCGCGGGGTCTGAATATCCTGTCTTTTACGGAAAGATCGTGGACATTCAGCCAGGGGGCGGAACTGATCGAATCGTTGTGATTCGGGCGGAGGACGGGATTTCTTTACTGGCAAACGCCGACATATCGATCTCATTACAGCAAAGCATTGGGCTGGATGACGCGCTGGACCTGGTGTTGACCGCTGCAGGATGGCCTGCGCAGTGGTCAAGAGCCATTGACAGCATTACAGATGCGCCGCCGTATTGGTGGGCAGATGGAAAGGCCCTGCTGCAAATATCCAAGATCGCAGACAGTGAACTGGGGACGTTCTTTCATGCCGCGGACGGAACCGCAAAATATTATTCCAGGCATCAGGCGGCGGACCCGACCTATACGATCACATCTTCCGATATTTTGAAGGAGATCACCATCCCGCAGCCGTGGGAGGTGCAGCGCAACAAGATCAAGATCACGATCCACCCGCGCAGCTCGCAGACGCTTGGAGCATTGTGGAGCGCAACGAACATAAATAGTTTAGCGGCGGGTGACAGCCTGACGATCTTTGCCACCTACGCTTATGGGGGAGAGTCTCCTGTACCTGCGGCCAATGTTGTAACGCCAGTGGCCACCACCGATTACACGATGAACAGCGACCCAAGCGGGGCAGGAACGGATTTGACATCGTACCTTTCCATTATGTTTACCGACTTTGGAACCACGGCAAAGATGGTGCTGACCAACATCCACCCGAGTCAGACGGGATATATCACATTGCTGCAGGTGCGGGGAGAGGCCATTGCCGCGCCGAATGAAGTCAGGATCATTCAGGAAAGCGGGAACGCAGACCGCGCGCTGGTGATGGACCTGTTATGGGTACAGACCGATAACACCGCGAGCGAGTTTGCCAATTATCTTTTGTCGTGGCTGCAAAACGCACAGATCTTCCCGACCGTGATCATGGAGTCGCGGCCTGATCTGCAGTTCGCATTTGATCTGCAGGACACTGTTGCGTTGACGGTCAATTCACTTGAGATCGACGCTGATTACAAGATTGGAATGATCGAGCATAGCTGGATCGCCTCCAATGGGCAGGCGGTCCGCACCAAGTTCACAATGGAACCACTGCCCAACTTCTCGCCTTCCAGCTTCTGGGTATTTCCGACCGAGCTGGGGATCAGTTCGATTTTTGCATTTTAGGAGTTTTATGAAAGCAGACAAGATTTTCGATGCAAATGACAAGGCAAAGGATGAAGGATTTACCGATGCTAAGGACAGACTGCAAAACTATCACCTGCGGGCGCCGCGGCGGGGTGGAGTGATCGTTGCGTTTGCCTGGGAAGGCAATACCACAAAAAAAGATCCTGTGCTGGCTTATGTGGAGCGTGGCCGCTGGCTTGCCGATTGTGAGTGCGGCAATGCGGAATGGGTGGCCGAGAATATACCGTTCTTTTGCAGGAATTGCGGAAACCAGGAACACAACGGGGATGGGCGTGACGTGATGTTTCCTGAGAATAAATCCGAGATCGAGCAGGAACTGTTGACCAGAAAGATACACATGCGCGGCGGAAGAAGCGAGACTGAGAGGGTGATCCAGGCGAAGCCTGACAACCTGCTGCTGGGGCGGGAGTGGAGAGTTGGGGAAAGTGTGCAGGACCTGAAAGATCAAAAGGCTATGGTAATGAATAGCCTTTTTGGAGGTGAGTGATGGCATTTACAAGTGTACCGACAGTGGCGACGGGAGATGTATGGAGCGCCGCCAATCACAATCAGTATATAAAGGACAATTTTGCGGCGCTATGGGTCGGATCGGCGGCAGGCGATATTGATTATTACAGCTCTGCCACAGCAAAGACACGACTGGCCAAACCCAGCGTGGACAGCGTTCTGAAAAATACCAGTGCGGGCGTTCCGAGCTGGAAGGCGGTTTTGGAATTACTGAGCGTGGCATCCAGGCAGGGAGGCAGCGCAACGGATTGGAATACGGCAGGAACGACAACCTATACACCGACCAACCAAAAAGTTGAGATCGGCGTGAATACAGTTGTTATGAGCGGGACATCCCCAAATGCCAGCGGATACCTGGATGTGACATTTCCAGTGGCATTCAGCGCCAAACCGTTCATCATTGCAGGAAATATGTACGCCTACAGCGCCAGTAATGTATTCGACTCAATCGGCATTACCAACATCACAACAGCAGGATTTCGTTTATGGGTCAATTACAGCGGAAACGCAGTCACCTATGGAAATGCAACCATTGGCTGGCTCGCCATTGGTACGCCGTAGTTCTTGTCGGGCTATGGCTGCTTCCCATTCCGCCAGCCGGGGCAAACGGTGCCTATAACACCTGGAGCGGATTGTATTACTGCAGGACGGAAGCAGCCTGTATTCACGAGCAGGGGCACAGGCTGGACGATCAGAACGGATGGATCAGCGAAAGCCTGCAATACAAAACCGCCCTCAAGGTGTATTTGATACTTGAACCGGGAAGCGAGCAGGCACAGAAGATTGTCAGCCTTTTGATGGAACAGGACCATGCGCTACGGGAAGTGTATGCCACGATCTACGAAATAGCGGGCGGGAATACAGATGCGATCCCGCCGATATTGCAAGAGTTTTATAAGGAGAACATAGAATGACCGCTTCTTTTCCAAACAGTGTGAAAACTTTTACGACAAAGACGGATCTTATTACGCAAGTTACTTCCGCAGATGTCAACGATCTGCAGGATGAAGTTGCAGCCATTGAAACCTTATTAGGGGTGAACGGTTTATCGTGGATTGGCGAAGGCGCATTGATGAACGGAAAAATTGCCGTGAGTGTTACTTCGAGCAACCTGACCGTGGCGATCAAGACGCTGGCAGATGCAAATCCTTCCACGACATCACCTGTGTATGTGCGTATCAATGGCACAGTTCGGAAAATCACTGCCGCATTATCTGTCACAAAAAACGCAGGAACGAACTGGTGCAATGCTGGAAGCTCTGAACTCGCTGCCAAGGAAATTGATTATTTTGTTTATCTTGGATATAACGCAACGGATGGCGTAGTTGTCGGGTTTTCACGCATCTCGTATGCCACGTTGTACAGCGATTTTTCAACAACCACTACAAATGAAAAGTATGCTGGTATTTCCACGATCACCAATGCAGCTGCTGGGGACAATTATGTCAATATAGGCAGGTTTGCGGCAACACTATCAGCGGGTGCAAGTTATACGTGGACAGTCCCAACTTTTACCAGCGCAAACTTGATTCAAAGGCCGATCAATGAAACTCGCTGGCTTACTTGGACACCAACTATAACACCAGGCGGTGCGCTTACTTATTCGGTTGTTACTACTTATTTCTCAAAGTATAAGTTTGTTGGGAATATTATGTATGCTGAATATTCTTGTACAGGAACTTTAGGCGGGACAGCATCAACAAGTATGGCGTTTACAGCACCTTTTAATAGCGCACAACCAGTTGCAACTCCACCTTTATTCGGTATGGGATGGGCTTCTGGTCCTCAAGGCATGTGCATTGCATTTACAAGCGCCATAACTCCTACACTATTTCAAGTGTATAGATACGATTTATCAAACTTCAACAATTCGGGAACAGCAACTTTCCGTTTCGGTGGATTTATGGAAATTTAGAATTAATTAAATTTTCCTATTTAGAAAAAAATAAAAAGGTTACCTATGCAGGCAAAGACTCTGACATCAGTAGCGGTATTCGACGCGATGCGCGGCAACAAGATCGGGCTGATCCCCAAAGGGGTGGTGTTCGATTTTATTGAGAAGAACACGACCTGGCTGAAGCGTGTGGATGGGACGTGGGTGAACTGCGGGTCATCTTTTCAGTATGTGCAGATCATCAATTACGGAACCACCCCGCCGCCGGTGACTCCCCCGGCGCAGGAAGCGGTACACATAATCCGCTTTAACAGCGTGGGACAGATCAGCGTGGATGGGCTGCCGTATGAGTAGGGTGATGAGCTTTGATGACGGGACAGTCTATGTTGAGCGCCCCGGCTCGCGCTGGGGACGGGTCAATGTATCCCCGGATCCGTTCATTGATAACAGAACGCTTGAAGTGGCGTACATCCCGATCGCGGATGCGCCGATCAGCACGGACAACAAGGGCAGCACGATCAAGATCGAGCCGTCCATGTTCGATTATTTAGATAAGGCGAACAATCACACGGCGGCGGCCAGCAAGTGGATGAGAACTCCGTGGATGTTATGGATCAACAGGCCGTATGTGGGAGACCCGCTCGGGTCCACTCTGGCAAGCGGCGCAGACCCGCAGCCTGTCACCGAGTGCATCACTGCCAGCGGAAACATCCTGCGAGTGCTTAGCGAAACCGAATCTCATTATGAGATATATGCGTTTCCGATGTCGGAAAGTTTGAGCAAGTATGACCCGCTGGTGTTCAACTTCAAAAATTTTCCCTGGATATTTTTCAAGGCCACCGCGCGAACGCGGCAGGGAGTCTTGCAAAAAGTGGGATTGGGGTTGGACGTTTATCACATGAACATCCGCAAGGCTGGCAACCGGCACTACATCCACAAGAGCCGACTGTCCTTATTTACAGTTCCACCCTTTACTGTTCATAAGGATGGTTTTGTTTACACCGTGCTGGACTATCAATTTGTCGGAGCCGACATCTACGGCATTACCCAGACCGGGAGAGTCCCGCTGCTGGTGAATAAAGTCTATGCCACCGAGTGGCGCGGACCGGGGCAGGTGGTTCCATGAACGCGCTGATCCTCACCGCATTGGTGATCGGCGGGGTGATCATGCCGACCGACCGGCTGACGGTGACTCCGTGGGGCGGCGGGCTTGTGGTGGATGCGCCGACCCATTTGGCGGGACAGTATTTTTACGAGGCGGAGCGGGTGACGGTCCGCATGGGAGACGGGAGCAGCGTTGAATATGTGATCGAAGACCGGCTGGCGTATGCGCCCGCGTACGAGTGGGAGGACTTTTTGCAGGAACATGCGACGGCGGGCGGGCTGGTGCTGATCACGTGCTACCCGCGGGAGTCGGTCACAGCATGGATGATGGTGACGTTCATGGTTCCTGTCGGGAATGTTTCCGGCGCCGGAACGATCAGTGAGCCGGCAGTGGCCAAGCCCCGATATTGCAGAAATATGATCGTTGGAGGAATAAAGCACTTATGACACAAATCATCCTACCTGATGTGAGCTTTTACCAGGACAACAACAACACGCCGCGCATGATCGACTTTGAGGCGATGCGGCTGCAGAGTTTTGGAGTGTTCATCCGCGCGGGGCAGAATGCGTGGGTTGATCAGGATCTGAGCGAGAATATGAAGCGCGCAAAAGAAGCGGGATTATTGCGCGGAACGTATTGGTTCTTTGACAGCCGTGTGCATCCGGTCAAGCAGGCGGAGATGTACAGCTCCGCGCTAAAAGGCGACCTGGGCGAGCTGCCATTGGTGGCTGATTTTGAGGAACGCTATAACGGCCCGTACAAGGGTTGGAAACACTGGTATGACTTTTTGACGGCGCTGCAGAGGCTGGCACCGGGCAAGCGCATCATGATCTATACGGCCTATTACTACTGGGTGGAGTTCGCGCCGAGCGCGATCTTCAATAAGGCGAGCCTGGATTGGTTCGGTCAGTTCCCGTTGTGGATCGCGGGATACAACACCCCGGAGCCGAAGGTCCCGGAGCCGTGGAAAGCGCAGGGCTGGGAGTTCTGGCAATATACCGACAATGGCGATGGCGCGCTGTACGGGGTTGAGAGCAAGAACATCGATCTGAATTATTTCCGCGGCGGGATGGATGAGTTTTTATTGAAGTATGGAATGCCGGTCCCTCCCCCGACCACTCCCCCAGTGGTGGAGGGAGTTACAAAAGCCAGGCATGTGATCGAGGTCCGCGCGGAGTCGGGGCTGGAGATCATCGTGGATGGGAAGTCCATTTTATAGGAGCCGACAATGACACAAGAAGAACGCGACGAAATCCGGCAGATGATCGAGGACGCGGTAGCCTCCACCCTTAACCGTTCCACGCTGCCGATCTGCCAGGTGGAGAGCAAGCGCATGGAAACGCTTGAGAAAATGATGACACGCCTGAACGAGATCGTGGTTGGAAACGGCCACGTGGAGGATAGTCTGTTGTGGATCAGCAGGCAAAACAGGCAGGAGCTGGAGGCGGTCAAGAAAATAGCCGACCGGCGCGGGAAAGAGCGGGATAATTTTTCGATTTTTATATATTACCTGACGGACAAGATCCTGCCAAGTCTGATCACGACCGGCATTCTGGCGTTTATTTACTGGCAATGGGCGCTAAGTCACGCGGTGCAGATCCCATAATGAGACGCTGCGAATTGTGCGGGCGCAAGATGGCAAGCACAAAAACACGCTGGATGAACGGACCGCGCGGGTTCAAAAAATATATATCCTGCCTGGGCTGTCTTAGGAGATCACATGGCAGGATTTGACAAGAACGAGTACGCGGAACTGTTACAGCGCGCAAAAGAGGTCATGCAGCGTGGAGAGGTCAAGACACTGACCGCGCTGGCGGATGCGCTGGGAATCCAGCGGACGACCCTGCGGGAAGGGTTTGCGCGTCATTTCAAGATCCATAACTTTGAACAATTAGAGAGATACTTTACCGACCGCAAGGCGCTGATCGGGTCTGATAATACAGACAAGATCGACGTTGAGATGGACGGGAACTTTGCGACGGTCCGCGCGGTGAACGTAGAGGGGCAGATCAAGACCATTGACCAGCTGCTGCGCACGACCGGGATCGACCCGGCAGAGTGGGAAGTGGTGAACCCAAAGGTCAAGAAGTGGGATGTAGCAATCAAGCTCAAAACGGGGGACATCGAAACGATCAACGTAGTCCCGAGCATTTACATTGAGGCGCCGCTGCGGTCTAAGAACCCGACCGCATTCGAGCCGACGATCCAGCCGATCACAATCGAGATGGGCAGGCTACCAAAAGCCGGCAGCGGCAAGAAGAGCGGAGTACGGCGGGCGCTGATTGTAAATGACGCGCAGGTTGGTTATCGGCGGACGCTGCACACAACCAGCCTGCGCCCGTTCCATGACCGCAGGGTGCTTGACCTTGCCCTGCAGATCGCGCAGGAGGAAGAGATCGATCACATCTCATTTGGCGGGGATATGCTGGACCTGAGTGAGTGGAGCACGAAGTTCACGCCTGAACCTGAATTTTTCTGGACGACCCAGCCCGCGCTGCTGGAACTGGCATGGTGGCTAGCGCAGTTCCGCGCGGCGCGTCCCACGGCAACGATCCGCATGCTGGAGGGTAACCATGACGCGCGGCTGCCAAACCTGATCGTGAACCAGATGCGCCAGGCGTACAAACTGCGGGCGGTGGATGAATTGCAATTGCCGCCGAGCCTCTCCATTCCGCGTCTGCTAGCGCTACATACGATCAACGTGGACTATGTGGCGAATTACCCGGATAACGGCTACTGGCTAAACAAGAACGTACTGATCGCACACGGGGATGTGGTGCGCAGCGGGCCGGGAGACACGGCAAAGGCTGTGGTCAACAAGTCCGCATTCACAACGATCTTTGGGCACATCCACCGCAGGGAGCATGTGAGTCGGCGGCTGAAGACACATGACGGTGACCTGATCTATTCGGCGTTCTGTCCGGGCTGTGTGTGTCGGATCGACGGGGCTGTGCCTGGGAGCAAGAGCGATGACCAATGGCAGCAGGGGCTGGCGATCATTGAGTACACAGATGAGTCGGAGAATATCATCCCGATTGCGGTCAATAACGGGGTGATGATTTACCAGGGGCGGGTGTGGAAGGCACGAATTCGGGACGCGGAAGCGGAGAAGATGGTCCGCGCCGGGTTGGAGAGTTTGGTGTAGTTTATACTTTGTTTCGTCACATGATTGCGGCGCGAATAAATCCCGACTCCAAGCGGTAGCCGAACGTTATCGGGCCATGTGACATTTAGAATTTACCCGCCAAGCCTCTGCCCCTTTGGGACACGCTCAAATGTGGCGGGTTTTTTATTTACGAGCATAGACACGATTTGTAAATTATCTTATATATCTTTCATGATATATAAACATTTTGACGCTTTTGTTATGTGTTAATTAGAATACTCTTGCTAACAGATATAACCTGAAAGTGTGAATAATGCTTATTTGGGGAGCAAAATAAGCAGGAAAGTAAAACACCCCAGATGGGGTGTTTTTTTATTTTATTATCTTGCGTTCGCGCATTTGAGCGATTAGCCGGTGCCGTACTACCTTGCCCAAAGATGTACGGGAGCGGGAAAGGGTCAATCGCGCCAGATGATGTGTATTTTGTGGGTCTTGGGGGTGACGATTATCTTTTGGCATAGGGTGGTCAGGATGTGGTTGACGGCGCTGGGGTCGTCGTGTGTCAGCCAGTATAACATGCGGTCTGGAGGCAGGGACGCGAATTGGGCGGCGGCTGTTTTGTGGGCAACCAGGCGCGCAGCATCTGCTTGTTTGCGCTGCAGCTGTTCGATGCGGAGTTCTATGGCGGCGATCTTTTTCTGCGCTTCCTGCGCGGTGTATAAGTCCAGCTCATAACCCTCCTGTACTTTTTTGCGGAGGGCGTGTTGTTTGTTGATCTCACTTTGCGCAGAGCCGGCAGAGTCTTTGCCTGGTGCGTCGAGAGCACCGGATTGGATCTGGGTGACGATCTCTGCAAAGATTATTTCGCAGGCGTGATCGTAGCGCAGTTTAATATGCGCGGGTTTGTCATGACAGGATAGGTATGTGTAGGGCGGCGTGCCGTGATGGTGCAGGCGCTGACCGCATTTGGCGCATTCGCACAGGCCAGTGAGGGCGTGGGTTTTTGACCGGCTGCGGAGACCCTCCCGGCGGGCGGACTCTGCCAGAATAGCGTAGTGGGTCTGCTCATCCCAGAGCGGGGTATGCTGCCCATTGCCACGGATCCATTTGGACGGGGGTTGAGCGATGCGCTGCCCGTCCAGTTTACGAAACTTTCCAAAGACGGTGAAGCCCGCGTAGTACGGGTTGTGGATGATGCGCCGCACGACTGCGATCTGCCATGTACGCGATCTGCGGGGCGGGACGCCGGATGCGTTGGCGTGATCGACGATGGCCTGCAGAGTCTTTCCTGACAGGTACATATCCTTCATCTCACGCAGGAGCCGGGCCTGATCGGGGATGATCTCTGCGGGGGCTGAGCGCGGGCCGAGTTTATATCCATAGGGGATGGTGAGCGGATGCAGACCAGCGGAGGCACGGTCCGGGACGCCGGTTTCCCAGGCGCGGCGGATCTTGTTGATGCGGTAGGACTGGATGATGCCGTGCATGCGCATCTGCATGTCGGCGGACTCGTCATCGTAGGGGTTGTAGGTTTCGGGGTTGTAGAGTTTGCCGGACTGGCGGACGCTGAACAGTTGTTTGCGGATGCGTTTGAAGCGCACAAGGGCCAGCAGGCCAAGATCCCCCAGACGGTCAAAGTGATCCATGATCAAAACGTCATAACGATCGGCCTGCGCGTCACGGATAGCTTGTGCCAGGGGCGGGATGGCCTGCATGGCCAGCTCAAGAGAGTCGTAACCGGTGCGGGAATAGCCGTCCATGATGTAGGGCGGGACAGACTCCACTCCCCCATTGGCGGCGATGTAGCGGCGGCAGTTCTCGACCTGATCGGGGATGGATTGCTTTTCCTCCCGCGCTTGTGCGTCGGTGGAGACTCCCGCAATGACCGCAAATCGTACCATGTGGGGTAAGTGGGAAGTGGAAAGTGGAAAGTTAGAAGGCTGAGATCATTCCGAGGAAGGCAAAGAACATGGAAAGCAAAGTGAGGAAAACAAAGAAGTTCAATTTGCCGTTGATGTTCTTTAGCATCTTGGTTTGCTTTTCGGCTTCGGTCATGTCTTTGTATGCTTTGGGGCCGATGGTCGGGGCTTTCTTTTCACCTGGGGTCACTTCGGTAAAGTCGGGCATTGTTATCTCCTTCATTCATTTGGTTGACGTTGTTTTTGTGTCTTTTGACGGTGATGTAACGTGTAACAGCATAAAGTAAAACCACCCAGCCAGCGAACAAGACAATGGATATTTCAGGATGGACGGTGGCGATCATAATGATCGTGCCTGTGACGGTATAGAGAATTAGCAGGTAAGGAAGCAGGATGGAAATGCGCGGGGGCGAGGACGGCAGGCGCAACAGGTAAAGCCCTGAGCGACGCAGGAAAAGATTGAGTTTAGCGATAAAGACCAGGCGTTTGCGCTGGAATGGCGTGAGGTATTGCCAGGCGTCAGCCAGTTGCTTGAGGTTTCGGCTTTGTTGCAGGCTTCTTCGATACATTCAAATTCCGCACCTTTGCGTCTTCGGCCAGATCTCGAAGGCGTTTTCTCGTATCTTCATCCAATTCCCCCCAGGCTGTTTGAATAAACAATAAATCTGGATCAGGTCTTGGGAGGCCCAAAGCATCATAAACTTCCATGCCCAGTTTAGATGCCAATATTTCAATGTATTCGTCGCCCGGCATTCTTTTGTCATTCATGTATGACGAAAGCGTTGTTTGGGCGATGCCTAAGAAGGACGCAAAGTCAGCCACGGTTTTACGGCCACCGGAATGCCTTTGATATTCAATAAATTTTAGCTCCATGAACTGGCTAAATTTCATAATTTTCCTTCACCCCTATTGTACAACCCTTTTCGAGTATTGTTAGCACCCTTGACAATCCTAACGCGCTGTGATAAATTTCAGCACATGCCGAGTTGAAACTAACACAACGAGGAAAAATTACACAAAAGGAAATTCTGGAAGGAATTTTGATGGCGAAGAAACGGGAAACACAGGCTCAGGTTTTGGAGACGGTCCGCGGGGAACGGGATATGACCGTGACGGCGTTCGCGGACGCGATCGGCGTGAGCCGGCAGTGGTATTACAAGATTTTAGATGGGTCTGATCTGGACCTGAAATCCCTTTGCATTTTGGCAGTTGATCATGTGGATGACTGGCGCGGGTTGCTGGCGGTGGAGTTGATCCGCCTCGGTGACCCGCGTTTTGTTCCGTGTACGTGTCAGACGGAGATCGGAGATTGCGGGCCATGTCCGAAGCACAGGTAGCCCCTCCCCTGGAAGAACAAGGGAAACCGAACCCCAAGTATGTGTGGATGTTGTTTGAAAGAATGGAGAGTTTTTATGCGAGCGGTACGAATCAAGCAGACTACGAACGGCACTGTCAGTTACAGAAATTGCACCCGGTGCGGGGCACCGTTGATCGCGGAAACCGTGGAACGAACCGAAGCGCTGCACGAGCGCGGCGTGTGCATGCCGGTGTGCAAAAGCATCACCGAAGCCAGGAGTGAGTCTGGCAGGCGCGGCGGAAGCAAGCGCGCGCAGTTCCTGAAGGAACACACCCCACTGCGACACGGCGAGGCACCGACCCGGCTGCCGATCAGCAAGGATGCCAAGATGGATGCCCGTATTGAGGCGATCGTTGCGGCAGACCTTGAGCGCACGGGCGGTGCTGACCGGGACGTGGTGCTGATGGATAAGCGGTTCCGCATTAGAGGCGGGCGCCGGCTGGGATAGGCCAATCCACCGCGCGGAGTTGGGTCCGCCAGCGATGAGACGCGGTGAGTTGAGATTTACGAAAGGTATCTGTATGGGTAATGGGCACCCAGTACTGGCGGAATTTTTGAGAGATCAACAGGACCGAGACGGCTCGGACTGATGGTTCAGCGGACGGGTAAGCGACGGATAAGTAGCCCCTCTGGCGAATAACACCGTTTAACGAAAGCAAGCCCCGAAGCATCGTTGCTCCTCCTTTTCTGAAAGGTCCCGCAGGTTTATGAACAGTTTCCCTGCGGGACCCCAGAGGGGCAGAACATTAACAAGGAATTGAGCAGGACCAAGCATCGTTTTGCGGGAGTCCTGATCGAGAATACCCCCGCCGTGTTGGGTGATCGGGCAGTTAGCGCGAGCGGCGGGGCAGTTACAGCAATCACACGCAGAGCATGGCGGCTGGTAGCGATTGCGTGATTGGAGTGGCGCCCAGGTTGCACAATCTATGCGCCGATCGACTGGTGGTGATTTTTTTCCAGCCGCCGAGGAATTATTTTTTGTAAGGCAAGGTGAACAGGAAAAAGGAAACAGGAAGGAGCAAACGATGGCAACAAAAGAACAAATCGATTTATTGATGGCAACTTGGAAAAAGGATCCGTGCTGGGACATTGAAGTTACGGAAGGGTTCGAGGAACACAAGCAGGAGCTGGTGAACTTTGCGACCGCGGTCCACAACGAGTGGAAGTTGATGGAAGCGGACCGCAAAAAGGCCAAGTGCGAGAAGCTGGGCGGTATCTCGACCGAACTGCTGGACTACATCGAGTTCCTGGAGTTCAAGATCAACCGATTGGAAAGACTCGTTCACCCGGAGACACGCCATGCCTAAATACACCGATGGTCAATTAGACGGGCATGTGATGCAGGCTTTTACCCGGCACATTGGCAAGGGCAACCCGATCGGACGGTGGGAGCTGGTGGCGTGGATCTTCGGGCCGGCAGCTGCAGTCCCGCAGGATGACAACAACGTGCATGACCGGCAGATCCGCGAGAGCATTGCACGGCTGAGACGGTCCGGGGCGTTGATCTGCAATCTGGGAGACGGGCGCGGAATGTACCTGGCGAGCAATTATGAAGAGTATGCCGAGTTCAGGGCTTACTACGGAAGCGCAGCGTTCGAGAAGTTGGAGATCATCCGCGCACTTGACTCCGCGGCGCGCCAACAGTTTGAAGATGCACTACAGCCGAGGTTGATATGAGCGATGAAAAGAGCAACAAGGAAATCAATCAGTGGGCAAACGACCTGGTCAATGCGAGCGTTGGCGATCTTGTGAACAGCCTGTACTTTTACCAGGGGAGTGACGATGACCTGCGGGTGCTAAACAAGGCCTTACAGATCGTGACCAGGCGCGGCGAAGGCACAAAGGCAAAGCTCCTGCAGGCAAAGATCAAGAAGCTATCCAAAGTCATGGAGGTGCAATCATGAGCGTTTTCGGTGCAATCGTAATCCTGTTGATCGCTGGAATTTGTATCTGGTACCAGTACGCGGTGGAAGGGATCGGGCGCTGATGTGGGCATGGATCTACTCGTTGTGCGCTGGCGGGCTGTTGTTGTACCTGGTGTTGTTTTCCATCCTGACCGTTGCGAAGCGGTCTGATGAGCGCGCCGAACGGCAATGGCGCGAGTACCAGAACGGGCGGAAATGAGAAAGCCGAAGTATTGCACGGCCTGCGGAAAGAAGCTGGAGCCGTGGTCGAAGATGGCGGGATTTTCGGAACTGACGGGCGAGCGGTTTTACCACCTGTACCTGCGCTGTGAAACAAAAGACTGCTTGTGGAATTACCAGATCATCAGCACGGATGTGACCCAGACGACGCGGGACGCATGGATGGCGGAGCACAGTCCGGTGCCGGAACCTGAACCAAGTTTGTTGAGCAAGTTGTGGAAGATGTTGGTCGGATAGTGACGATCTCTGGAAGGGAGAGCGTATGAAAAACGTATTGATCTTGACGGCAGTGTTGTTCCTGACAGCATGCGCGAGCGACCCCCGAAACGAGGCGGACGCTTACGAAACCCGGACGCTGGCAGACCAGGCGGCACTGGATGCCGAACAGATGCGCAGTCACCAGGCGGCGCTGAACGCAATTGAACTGGCGGAAGCGGCCCGCGCGGCACAGATCCGCGAGGCGAACAAGGCACAGAGCGCCCAGACGATGGGCTGGATCCTGCGATATGGCGGGATGGCGCTGACTGTTTCGGCGGTGATGGTGTCTCTCGCAGCGGGAGCCGGCCTGAGCGCGGCCCTGATCGAGGGCGGGAGGGCTGCAGGCCGGGCGGCAAACGTCCGCGCCAATCTGATCCCGCTGGACCGTGCCACGGGGCAGTATCCCGCCCTGATCCAATACATGGGCAATGGGCACTACAGCCTGACGGATGCCAATACGGGGCTGACGCTGGAATTGGACACGCGCAATGAGGCAGACCGGGCAATGGTGGCGGGTGCGATGGCGGTACGGCATGCGCTGGTGATGAGCACGGCAGCGGCCAAGAGCAAGGATGCCGAGGGTGTGGCGATGATCCAGCCGATGGTACTTGAAGTGGAGGCGTGATGACTGAGACAACCAACCAGGGATATTCTGACCGGCAGTTCCTGCACACGACCGGCGCCGCGGTGATCGTTCCGCTGGCTCAGAGCGGTGTGACGGGGTTGATCGTGCTGGTGGTGGCGCTGGTGATCGCGCTGGTGAACCGGGCAAGGGATCCGTTCACGGTCCCGCTGGTGCTGGGAGTGCTGGCGTTCGGCTGGATGTGGTTCACACTGACCAAGCGCTGGATGAGCCTGACCAAGCTGGAGAAGTTGACGGGCATGGACATCAACCGGGATGGAGTTGTGGGAAGCCCGAAGGCGGAAGACAGCCAGCCGAGGACGGTGAAGGTGCAGATCAGCCAAGTCAAGGACAACGGTCATTACCAGGCGGATTTTGTGGATCTGCCCGAGGCGCAGCTGGAGAAGCTGGCGGGGGCACTGCAGGCGGGAAGTCCGCTGGCAGAGAGCGCACTGGCCGGCAAGGGGAAGCCCTTCAGCGTCCCGGAGTACCGCAAGTTTCTGCACTTGCTGATCAAGCGCGGGCTGGCGAAGTACAAGAATGAGCAGGCTCCACGGATGGGTGTGGAGTTGACCGAGAGCGGTCGGGCGGTGGTGGAGCAGTACCCTCCCCTCCCCCACGAGGATATGCAGGCGATTGACTGACCCGCTGCGCACGTACGCACGTACGTACGCAGGGAAATAAGAGGAAAAGGCGATGATCAATAAAATTTTGTGGGTGATCTATATTTCACTTTTGGCGGTGGTTTTGCCTCACACCGAGTGGGCATTCCGCCAGTTCGAGCCGGGAGCACAGTCCAGTGTCACTTCTTGGGCGGCTGCGTTCGCTTTTGAGGCGGCTATTGCGGCGCTGACCCATAAGCTGGCCCAGCACATCGAACTGACACCGAAGCGTTTGACTGCTGGAGCGAAGTTCCGGTTTCGCTACCTGAACTCATATTCGCTGGGGCTTCTGTTCTCGTTAGGTATCTCTACGATGGCGAACCTTGCCCATGCGGTGGAGTTCGGCGGGCGAATGGTGATATTCACTCAGTGGAATATACCCTTCGGTGTGTATGCGGTGGCGTTCGGTGCGGTTTTGCCGGTGGTTAGCTACACCTTCGCCAATGTTCTGTCGAACGTAGTGGAGGCAGATGAGACCGAAGACCCGGCAGTTGGCGAGCTTCGGACGGCGAATGTGACCCTTCGCAAGGCTTTACACGAGGCAGAGGCTCAGCGAAAACAGGCCGAAGCCCGGCTGGGTGCGATGGGAGATGTGTTCGTCAAGCTGGCTTCTGCGGACAAGCGGGAACGGATCCTGGCTGTGGCGGAGCGCTGGCCTGCGCTGTCTGGCAATGCGATCGCGGCGTTGTGCGAGAGCAGCCCCGCGTATGTGTCTGAGGTTTTGGCAAGCCGGCAGAATTTACTTGTGGAGGTGGAAGCATGAACGAAATGAAATTACGGAACCCCTATCAAATCACTCCGAAGCGCTGGCGCGAGAATGACATGCGTTTCGCTGGCGGACATTACTACCGGGTGATATTCGGCCACATGATGACGCGCCGCAAGTTCCGCAGGGCGACCGAGGCCGAGGCGTACGGTGCGCGGGTGCATGCGCGCTGGTGCCGGCTGTATGATGCGGCGATCGCGGCGGCTGTTGTGACGGAGCAGGGATGATCCCGGCTGATTTTCGGGTGAGGCTCGAAAAGGTACAGGCTGCCGCCGCTGAACATGCCGCCATGATGGAGGGCAAGACCTATCAGGACCGCGGCGAGTGGGAACGCGATTACGCCAAAGGGCTGGACCTGTTACAGCAGCACAACGATATTTTGCAGGAAATGAGCGAGGCGCTTGACGCTGGCGAGGTTGAACTTTCATGAACCAACATATTCAGGATTTTGCAGAGCTGAAGAACTACCGCACCGAATTGCCGAACCTGTACGACGATCTGGGGCTGGATGTGTATGAGTTCCGTCTGCTGGCGCATTACAAGCGGGTGGGAACCTGCACAGAGTCTACGAACACAACGGCTGAAAAGTGCGAAATGAGCAAGACCAAGATCATCGAAGCGCGCCAGTCCCTGGCTGACCGCAAGCTGGTCAAGCTGGAAAAGGTCTCCTGCCCTGGCGGTTTTGCCTACAAGGTGACCGTGGTGGATCTCTGGATCGAGAATTTTGCAAAATACTCTGGATTGAGCAAAGAAGAGATCATTCAGAAGGTAAATGCAGGGGTCGCCACGTTTACCCCTAGCAGTCCAAATATAGACCCTCAGGGGTCGCCACATGGACTTAAAGAAGTATCTACTTCTAGCATTTTCAAGACCTTCGAACAAAACATAGGTCTCTTGACACCCATTATCAGCGAAAAGCTCCAAGACGCTGAAAAAGAGTATCCCGCAGAATGGATCAACGAGGCGTTGGAGATCTGCGTAACCCAAAACAAACGCTCATGGGCATACGCAGAAACGATCCTGAAGCGCTGGAAGACCGAAGGCAAGGACTCGGGACGCGGAGGAAAGCAGGTCCCTGAAGAGAGCCGGCCCGAGTACAAGCCCCTGCCGACCGAAGAAGAAGATTACGTCAAAGAACCACCGAAGAGGAAACGCAATGACTGAAGCCACCGACTTTATTGCAGAAAAAGAATTGATCGCCACCCTGCTGAAGCGCGGCGACCTGTTTGACGAGATCAGCGCGGACCTTTCCGCGGATATGTTTCACAGTGCGGGCTATAAAGCAGCCTATCAGGCCATGAAGATCGTGAGGGATAACGGGCTGGTTCTGGATCAGATCACGGTCGGCGACCAGATGGACCGCCTCGGGCAATTGCAGATGATCCAGGAGGAAGGCTTTCAGGGACGGCTGGCCCTGAACAAGATCCGCGATCTTGGCAATCCGAAGGCGGCTGCCAGTTATGCCGATCTGGTGCGCGATCATTGGGCCAAGCGCGAGATCGATAAGATCGCCACGCAGCTGGTCGGTCAGAGCCGCGCAGGACGCAGGGCGCAGGATATTCTGAGCGATGCGCGCACTCTGTTTGATGGATTGGATCTTGTCAGCGGCAAAGCGTCCAGCCGTACCTACACCCCCAAGCAGATGGCTTCCGCGATCTATGACCATGCCGAAAGCGCAGCCAGGGGAATGATCAAGGGCTGTCCGTCAGGATACCCAAATCTTGACCGCATTGTAACGATGCTGGCGGGCGATCTGATCCTGATAGCCGGCAGACCGGGACAGGGCAAGAGCAGCTTGTTACACAGCATTGCGCTGCAGGCTTCGCGCAGGGAACGCAAAAAGGTTGGAATTTTCTCACTGGAAATGTCCATGAAGCAGGTTGTTTCACGGCTGGCCTGTCAGATCGCGGAGATCCCAAGCGACAAAATCCTGCGCGGAAGAATGAGTCCAGACGAATGGGACCGTTTCAACGATGCGATTGGTGTGATCGAAAAGCTGCCAATGTCAATCAATGATCAAAGCGGGTTGACCATTCCGCAGATGAGGGCAGAGGCACGGCGTATGACACGGGACATGGGCGGGCTGGACCTGATCGTGCTGGACTATACCCAGTTGATGCACGCCACGCGAAAGTTCAAAAATAGGAATGAAGAAATCGGGGAGATCACCAAAGGCTTGAAGGAGATCGGGCGGGAGTTGGATGTTCCGATCCTGGCGGCGGCACAGATGAGCCGTGCAGTTGAACAGCGAAGCGACAAGCGCCCTGTCCTCTCAGACCTGCGTGAGAGCGGCGATCTTGAAAATGACTCGGACGTGGTTATGTTTATTTACAGCCCGAGCGAAGTTGAGACCGACATGGCGCGGGAGCTGATCATAGCCAAGCACCGCAACGGTCCAGTCGGACTTGTGAACCTTGTGTTCCGCAAGGAGCTGGCTAAGTTCGAGAGCGCGACCGCTCGCGTTGAGAATTTCAAAGGAGGACATCATGAGTGACCCGATCCGCGGTGAGATCATGCGACTGGAAACCGTCCAGGTGTTTGAAGGCGAGGCGTGGGAGCGTGTGCTGGCAGACCTGAAAGCTGCTGGCAGATGGGCCGGCGTTGCGGATGCTGAGCGCAGGATGCGGTCCGCGCAGGTGTGGCAGATGATCCCTGTTAATCTGGCGCAGTCTAATGTGCCTGTGGGCGTGGAAAACGACGCGCCGTATAAGCAGTAGTTAGGTGGCTCTATGTACGGAAAAATAGTTCGCAAGTGTGGTTTTTGTGGCATCGGAGAAATAAGGCTGATTTGTAATTGTGGTGAAAACGCAATTTGTAACAAATGTGGCTTTGGTTGGGGAGCATCACCGTGTAAGTGTCCACGCCACCTAACACAGTATGCACTTGACGGGGCTTCCGCCCTGTCCGCCGAGCAGGATACACACTCGGAGAGCGTTCCCGCAAGTCAGGCTGATACTCAGCCCCGCAAGTAATACAAACCGTTAGCAGGCTGAGAAAAGGTGTCTTATGTTCTTGCGAAATTTCAATGTTCATGCCGAAAATAATTTTTACGCAAATGCAATTGCAATTCACATTTACGAGCGTTTGCAAAATGGCGATATATCTCTATTGTCTGGCTTGCAATTTACCACGCATCACGAAGGGGACTTTGTCGAGCCAAAAGAAGCGATCCAACTTCCGAGAGAAACAGCACAGCAATTGATGGACGCTCTTTGGCAATGTGGCTTGCGCCCGTCCGAAGGAACAGGAAGTGCAGGGTCATTGAAAGCGACTGAAAATCACCTGAAAGACATGCAAGATTTATCGCGCAGACTATTAGGCATATTTGAACAACGTCTGCTAGCAGCATGGACCATCAAAGCTGGTTATCTTACGCCCGAAGAAGATGCCGCGATCAAGGCTGATAACTCGCCCAGCCGCAAGTAAAGCAATCCTTTAGGCGGCTGTACTCAGCGGTGGCGTGGTAGCCTGATGACGAAATGGTAGCGGAAGGAAGGGTTCGAACCCCTGAAAATATTCACCTTCCCGTCATTGCAAAAAACCATTTGCCCGCTGAATAGAGCCGCCTAACTTACCTGAAACACAAAAAGGATAAAAACATGCCTATAAAATATCAGTTCGGTGGTCTTGGTCGTTTGTTTACCTGTTCATGTGGGTGCACCGAGTTTGTCCGCGCGGAGCGGGTGCAGCCTGAGTACATCGAAGTTTACGAGTGTGCGAATTGCCATGAGTGGTACGTTCCAAAAAACAACGTGGAGAAGGTTGCCCCGACTCGCATTCACGATTGCGAAACCTGTGATTGTGAAACGTGTACGGCTGCGCGGGCTGTCCAGGCTGAAAAAGATAACGCAAACAAATAAGCGACTGCCAATCAAAGGAGTCTTATGGTCAAGGTAAAAGAAATTGTAAAAACTTGTGATTGCTCCCCTGCGCAATGGGAAGGCATTACAGAAGACAACAGGCGAATTTATGTCCGCTATCGTTGGGGATGCCTTGCGATAAGCATTGGTGAAATAGGCGATATGTCAGAGTTTGCCGCCGTGGCCGGGGAGGAAATACTGTGGTGTCAGCACGGGGATGAGTACCACGGCGAAATGGAGTATTCCGAACTAAAAACTTTATCCGCTGGTGTCGTTGAGTTTCCAGAAGTTGAAAGTGGAATTATTACTTGGAATGAAAGGTAAACATGGAACCAAAAAAGATTAGCATCAAAACAGTTCTGAATGGATGGCGCGTCAAAGTTGGCTGTCAGGAAGTCGTATTTACCAACAAACAAGAAATGCTTGCCGAGATTTCTGCTTATCTTGATGATCCTGTTGCGATGGAAAATAAATATAAAGCGTCAACCAATTACAAGCATTTTCAATATGCAGATCTAAACGTGATTACTTTTATTCCATCTCAATACAGAGGTGAAAGCGTTATACCGCACAAATCATCAGGAGATTTAGGATAAATGAACATCCATCAATTTATTTCAGACAAAATAAAAGAGGCGTTCGATGAGTGCACAAGCGCTATGGCCGACGAACTGGCGGTCAAATATGGAATGAACCTACCGATCGAAATTGTTGTGGCCGATATGAATATGGCTGAGAACTTCCTGCAGGAAAAGTGGACAGAGTATTCAAAGGCGAAGGCCGCGGAAGGTATGAAATAATGCCAGCAACTGAACGCAAATTCTGGCCGAAGAACAAGAAGCACGAGCATGTGCTGGGAGAGATCCGCAAGGTTTCGCGTGGTGATCAAAAAATAACGTGCCTTTATTTGTACGAACAATCTGTAGAGCGCGGGAACGAGCCGGCAGAGCTGCCTAAGCCTAGAATTAGCGCCATTGTTGGAGCGTGTAACGGAATAGTTTGTACAATTTGCGGAGAATCGTTGGATTGGATAGAACCTCCTTCTGTTTCTTATGAGCGGCTCTTCTCAAGATATAATCAAGAAGAATAGTTGTAAACACTTCATAACAAAACTATAACAACTTTGCAGTCCTGGTGTAATCTGGGACGCCTGTCGGATGTGATGCGCCCGGCGACTCTCGCGGAGAGTCGTCGGGCTTTTTTATTTACCAAAGGAGAAAAGAAAATGAAGATCGATCTTGCAAGTGTTTTCAAAGAATTGGGTCTGCCGCTTGGGTTGGTGGCCCTGTTCGCTGCCGTGCTTGGACTGACCGGTGTTTCGCTGGATGCCGTGTTGTTGGTTGTCCAGGGACTGATCGGGACATTCGCCCTGATTGCCCTGCTGATCAACATCCTGAAATGGGCGGGCGTGGTGACAGATGGCAATGCCGGCAAATGGTCCGCGGTTGCCAACCTGATCATGCTCGTCATTGTCAGTGTGGTGTTCAAGCTCTATCCGCAGTTTGACTTTGCCGCATTCGACGCGCACGCCGCCGAGTTTGCCCGCGTGGCTGGCATTGTCTTTGCCTATATATTACAGATCGTCGGCACCAAGTCCGCACACCGCGCAATGGCGTACGGCCTGAACATCAAGGCGTTCTCGCATCAACTGAATGGTGCAAACAGGAAAGCCCCGGCTTATTTCTAATGCCGAACCGTCCTCCCGTCCCGTGTCCCCAGTGCGGCAGACTGCTGATCAACAGTGGAGACTGTCCCGCGCACCCGCGCAAACGGCCAGACAAACGCAAGTCCGCAGCGGCCCGGGGATATGGGCGGGATTGGATGGTCAATGTGCGCAACCCTTACATCACCAACCATCCCTGGTGTGCTGATCCATACTCGGTGCACCAGGGAGTTTTAGTACCAGCCCAGATGGTGGATCATATCCTCCCCAAGCCTGCCGGCACGGATGATCCGAGCAACCTGCAATCGTTATGCTACAAGTGCCATCAGATAAAGGGTTATCGAGACGGAACAAGAGGGAGGGGGGTGCAAAACTAGAAATAGTTTTGTATATAAAC